TTCGCGCTCGAAGAGCGGCTTGCCGAGCACCCGCTGCGCGATCCAGGCCCGTTGGAAATGGAAACGCGCGGGTTCGTGGAGCCGGTCAGCATCGGCACCATGACCCGGTTTCAAGACAGCGCCTATCTGCTCGCACTGGGTATCGCGGAGCGACTTCTCCCGGTGTCGGTGCTGAATGACGCCGTCAATGAGCGCATCGTCGCCCATATGAGGCATGGCCGCAAGCCCGGCAAGCGCCGACGCGAAGAGCTGAAGCAAGCCGCCCTTGAAGAACTACTCCCGCGCGCTTTCATCCGACGCTCGCGCACGCTGGCCTTTCTCGACCTGCGCAGCCGCATGCTGGTGATCGATTCCGCCAGCGACAAGGCCGGCGAGGACATCGCCTCAGCGATCCGCGAGGCGCTGGGCGCGTTCCCGGCGCGACCGCTGGCGGCGGAGGCCTCGCTCACGTTGCTGATGAGCGAGTGGTTACGGTCAGGAGAGTTGCCCGAAGGGTTCGAGCTTGGCACCGAGTGCGAGCTGAAGGATCCATCCGACACCCACGCCGTGGCGCGCTTCAAGTGCCATGACCTCAGCGCCGAGGAGATCCGCCAGCACCTCGCACGAGGCATGCAGGTCTCCCAGCTCGGGTTGATCTACGAGCAGCGCGTCGGCTTCGTCCTGGACTCCTCTCTACGCCTGCGCCGGATCGAGTTCCTCGACATCGTGGCGGAGAAGCTCGACGAGCTCGACGGTGCCGACCTCGAAACGCTGATCGATGCCGAGTTCACGCTGATGCTGGGCGAGCTCCGCAAGCTGTTTGACCGCCTCGACTCAATCGTGACCTTCGTCCGCTAATGGCCGCGATCCCCACCATCGAGCGCGACCCCACGCTGGCGGCGATGGATGCCGAGGTGGAGCTGCGCGCTTCTGCGGAGGCACCGCGGCCCTACCTCGGCGCCTCGATCATCGGGACGGAGTGCGAACGCCGACTCTGGTACGGATTCCGCTGGGCCGTGGTGGAGCGATTCGGCGCGACGACGCTGTACCGATTCGACGATGGCCACCGCGTTGAGGATGTCCTCGCGGCGCGCCTCCGCCTCGTCCCCGGCATCGAGCTCCACACGATGGACCCGGAGAGCGGGCGCCAGTTCGGCGTCAGCGACTTCGGCGGTCACTTCCGTGGCCACCTCGACGGCGCCATCCTCGGTTTGCGCCAGGCGCCGAAGACCTGGCACGTCTGGGAAGCGAAGTGCACCAATGACGAGAAGCTGGACAAGCTCGTCAAGCTCAAAGCCGCCGGCGAGAAGGCCGCGCTCGCCGCTTGGGATCCCGTCTACTACGCCCAGGCCGTGATCTACATGCACTACACCGGCATGGAGCGCCACTACCTCACCGCGGCGAGCCCTGGCGGGCGGCGCGCCGAGGGCGTCCGCACCAACGCCGACGCACTCGCCGCGGCGAAGCTGAAGGCCAAGGCGGAGCGCATCATCTTCTCGCCGGTACCAGGGGGCAGGATCAGCAACGATCCCAGCTGGTACCAGTGCAAGATGTGTCCGGCGCACGCCTTCTGCCACAACGTCGGCGACGTCCAGTTGCCGGACGTGCACTGCCGCAGCTGCACCCACGCGACGCCGGAGCGCGATGGGACCTGGTCCTGCGCGCGGCATCGCAAAACACTCAGCATCGCGGATCAGCGCGCAGGCTGCGGTGATCACCTCTACATCTACACCCTGATTCCGTGGGCTGAGGCGACAGACGCCGACGAGTCCGCGAACTGGGTCGAGTACCGCACCGCAGACGGCCGCACCTTCCGCAACGGCCCGCCGCAGACCGGCGCCTACAGCAGCGAGTCCCTGCGCGCCTGCCCGCCCCCGCTGGTGGGCGACAAGGGGCTGGAAGGAATCCTTACCGAATTCGGCGCCACGATCCCGCCAGCGACAAGGCCGGCGTGGTCGGCGCCATCACCTTGGGCGCGATGAGCGCTGGAGAACCAACAATGCGTGTCTACATTTCCGGCCCGATCACGGGCAAAAAGGACCTGAACCGCCCGATGTTCGATGCCGCCGCGCAGTGGTTGCGCGAGCGCGGATTTGAGCCGGTGAATCCGTTTGACGTAATCGACCAAGAGGTCGCCGAGCGCGAGGGCTGGCAGTGGTCGGACTACATGCGCCGTGACATCGCGGCGCTGACGACGTGTGACCGCATCTTGATGCTGAGCCGGTGGCGGAAATCCAAGGGCGCCACCATGGAAAATAGTATCGCCAAAAAACTCGGCATCACTGAGCTGCACGGCTTTTGCGGTGTCGACGAGTCCTATTTTCCATGTGATGCGCCATCATGCACCGGCGAAGCGATTAAGTTTTATATGGCGGACGCAGACCCGTATGTGCGCGGCTGCTGTGTCGATCTACTGCGCAATGCCATCGCCGACCTGAACGCCATTACCGCTCGGTTTGACCTTGCCGCCCACCTGCGCCGCCAGATCGCCTTCAGCGAGCGGACGTTCGGGCCGGGAGACCGGACCGCTGGCGTCTGCGATCACATCCGCAAGGAGCTGGCCGAGGTCGAGGCCGACTACGCCGCCGGCAATCCGACGCTGCCCGAGTGGGTGGACGTGATCATCCTTGCGCTTGACGGCGCTTGGCGGTCAGGCGCGACGCCCGATGACATCTGCAAAGCGATCAGCGAGAAGCTGATGAAAAACGAGCGCCGCACGTGGCCAGACTGGCGGACGGCAGAGCCAGATAAGGCGATTGAGCATGTGCGGGATGTTGCGGCATGAAAACCGACGACGAGATTTTGAGCCTATGGACCGGCGCCGGCGGCGCTTTCGCAGGCGATCCCGCGGCGCAGACCGCCATGATGCCGCGCGAGCAGCTGGTGACGTTCCTGCGCTCGCTGATCGACGGCGGCGCCAAAGCGCCCGTTGATGTCCTGCGCGACCCTTCGCTGGTTACCGACAAGATGCTGATCTGCGAGGTCATAGAGCGAAACCTGGAGGATGAGTTTGACACCTCCAGTGAAGTAGTGGTGGCCGGCGCAAACAACTACGACGAAGTCGAAGCCGAGGCGATGTACTACGCGATGCACCGCGGCGAGATGACGAAGGTCCGCGAGTTCATCTGCAAGCTGGCGGGGAAAATCGCGTGATCAAACTCCGTCCTTACCAGCGCGCCAGCATCGATGCGGTGTGGCAATTCCTCGCCAATCGCGACGGCAACCCTGCTGTAGTGATCCCAACCGGTGGTGGCAAGAGCCCGACGATGGCGGGCCTGATCCGCGAGGCCTTGCAGAACTGGCCCGGCACCCGCATCGCCGTGGTCGCCCACGTCCGCGAGCTCGTGGCCCAAAACGCGCAGAAAATGCTCAGCGTGTGGCCGGAGGCGCCGATCGGCATCTACTCCGCCAGCCTGGGCCGGCGCGACACCGCGGCGCCAGTGGCGTTCGCGTCGATCCAGTCCATCTTCAAGCGCGCGGGCGAGCTCGGCCGATTCGACCTCGTGCTGGTAGATGAGGCGCACCGCATCCCGGTCAAGGGCGAGGGGATGTATCGCCAGTTCCTTGCCGACGCGGCGCGCTTCAACCCCGACTTGCGTGTTGTCGGGTTCACGGCGACCCCGTACCGCCTCGGCGTCGGCCCGGTCTGCGCACCAGAGAACCTGCTCACCGACATCTGCTACGAGGTCCATCTGCGCGAGCTCATCGATGCCGGCTATCTGTCCAGGCTCAAGAGTAAAGCCAGTCTGACCAACAGCATCGATACCAGCGGATTGCACATCCGCGGCGGTGAGTTCGTCGCGTCGGAACTCGACGCCGCCGCGAACCGCGCCGAGGTCGTCGCCGGCGCCTGCCGGGAAATGGTCTCTTTGCTGGCGGACCGGCGCGCCTGGATCGTGTTTTGTGCGTCGGTAGCGCATGCCCAGGCCGTAGACGCGGAGCTGCAGAGTCTGGGCATCGAGTCCGCCGTGGTCGAGGGTTCCCTCTCCACCTACGAGCGCGACGCGCGCATCGGCGCATTCCAGGCCGGCAGGTTGCGTGCGTTGTGCAATGTCAACGTGCTGACCGAGGGATTCGACGCCACCCACGTCGACGCCGTGGTGATGCTTCGCCCAACCAAGAGCCCTGGCCTCTACGTCCAGATGGTGGGGCGTGGCCTGCGCCTCCATCCCGGCAAGGCCGACTGTCTCGTCCTCGACTTCGCCGGAAACATCCTCGAGCACGGACCCGTCGATGCGATCCGCGTCAGGCGCCGCCGCAAGGGTTCCGACCTGGTCAGCGAGGTGGAGACGCAGCCGACCAAGCTGTGTCCGGCATGCGGTGTCCCGGCACCGATTCAGGCCGCATCCTGCGGCAGCTGCGGACACCGCTGGCCACTCGCGGACCGCGTCCCCCACGACGACCGCGCCTCGGCGGCGCCGATCATGAGCGACGAGGCGCCGGCGGCGGACACCGTAGAACACGAGGTCACCCACGTCCTCTACGCCGAGCACGCGAAGCCAGGGACGCCGCCATCGCTCCGCGTCACCTACCGCTGCGGGCTCCAGTCCTACCGTGAGTGGGTCTGCGTCGAGCACGGTGGCTATGCCCGGCAGCGTGCCGTGGATTGGTGGCGCCGCCGCGCCGCCCTGGTTCCTGGCCGCACCGATCTGCAATCACTGCCGCGCACCGTGACCGATGCGCTGGCCCTCGTTCAACAGCTGCCGACGCCGACGCGGATCGCGGTGCGGAGGGGCGGCAAGTACCCGGAGATCGTGAGGCATGAGTTCACCCAAACCGCTGACGCCGGCGCGCAAGGCGCGAGAGGTGCGGAAACTGCAGCAGCAACTGACGCAGCTGCAGCAGCAGCTGGCGCTACTGCAAGCGAGGCCGGCGCAGACGCCGTGCGCGGAGTGTCAGCACTTCCTCAAGCAGTCGCAGCAGTGCCTGAGCTGGGGCAGCCGGGTACCGGAGGAGTACGTTGGCCATGGATGCGAGAGGTTTACCGAGCGGACGGAGCTACCCGATGAAGACGAGATCCCGTTTTGAGCGCAAGCCATGGTCCGAGATCGATCGCACCGTTCTGCGCGAGCTCTACACGGAATACACCGCAGAGGAGTGCGCAGCGGCCATGGAGCGAACGGTGCGATCGGTTGTTGGTCAAGTCAAGGCGCTTGGTCTGCGCAAGTCACGTGAGTGGATCGCCGCCCGCGCACGCGAGCGTACGCTGCGACCAGGTCACGGTAGCCGCGTCGGGCGGTTTCGACCAGGTCTGACACCGTGGAATAAGGGTCAGCGATTCGATCCAGGCGGGCGCAGCGCGCAGACACGCTTCCGCTCCGGAGAGCGCAGCGGGCGAGCCGCAGAGTTGCACAAGCCGGTCGGCTACGAGGTCGTGCGCGAGGGCCAGTTGTGGCGGAAGGTGACTGACGAGCACCGAAACGCGCACTCACGTTTCAACTTCAAGCCGGTCTCCGTGATCGTCTGGGAGTCCGCCAACGGCCCGGTGCCCGCCGGCCACATCGTCCGCTTCCGCGACGGCATGGCCACCACGGTCGCCGCCGAGATCACGCTCGACCGCCTGGAGCTCGTGACCCGCGCCGAAAACATGCGGCGCAACAGCATCCACAACTATCCCGCGCCAGTCGCGGGCTTGATTCGCGCCGTCAAACGCGCCGAGAAAGCACTGAGGGAACGCACGTGACCGACCACACCATCGACGCGCTGCGCGCGCGCCTGTTTACCCTGATCGGCGATCTTTCCAACCCGCACAAGCCAGTGGATCTGGATCGAGCGCGGTTGATGATTGATGCCGCGCGCACTATCACCGAGACAGCAAAGGCAGAAACCGACCGCATCCGCGTCATCGGGCGCCCGGCCGACACCGGTTTCATTCCGGTGGTTCCGGCGCCGACCAAGGCCATAGGTGCGAAATGATCAATGGACAGCTGCGCTTCGCCTTTGGTCCTGAGCTGATCGTTGATCTGTTCGCCGGCGGCGGAGGTGCCAGCGAGGGCATCAAGCAGGCGTTCGGGCGTGATCCGGACATCTGCATCAATCACGATCCCGTCGCGGTCAGCATGCACGAGGCCAATCATCCCGGCGCCCGGCACTACGTGTCCGACGTGTTTGAGGTAGACCCCAAGGTAGCGGGCGGGCGTCCGGTTGGCCTTCTGTGGGCCAGCCCGGATTGCTTCCCTGCCGGAACCTTGGTGCTGACGCGGGATGGATACACGCCGATTGAGGAAATCCAGGTCGGCGACGAGGTCATGACCCACAAGGCACGGTGGCGCAAGGTCACGGAAACATCAACCGCCCGCCGCCCGCTGATTTCGATCAGGGGGCACGGGCACCCTGGTATCGAGGTGAGCCCAGAGCACCCGTTCCTCGCGCGCCTTCGGAAAGACGTCTGGAGCACCGAACATCCGCGCGGCTATCGGAGGACGCTTGAGCCAGCAGACTGGATGCCGGCCAGCACGCTTGAAAAGGGCTGGTACTGGTCGACGCTGACCGCCTATCCGGAGGCGACCACTCCGTCCGTTCCTGGTCGCGGAATGGAAGTCGACGAGGATTTCTTGTGGCTTGTCGGCAGATATCTCGGGGATGGGTGGACGCGGCTTACCGATACGCGCGCGGAAGTGGTGATCACGTGCGGAAAGCACGAGGTCGAGCGGCTTCGCGCGCGACTGGATCACTGGCCGCGATCAGGCGCGCGCGCTGAGTTCAACGAACTGCAGTGGCACGAAAGAAGCACCGGAACCGCATACCAGTTTGCCGCGAACCACCGCGGGCTGGTCGAGTGGCTTCGCAAGCATTTCGGCCACCGCGCGGAATCAAAGCGAATCCCAGCATGGGCGCTCGGCATTGCTCCGGAACTGCGGCGAGCCCTACTTGCCGGATACCTCTCTGCTGACGGCTGGGACAACAACACTTTCAGCGAGTGCCGGACGGTTTCAAAGGCTCTGGCTTTTGGGATCAAGGCGCTGCTCAACACCGCCGGCAAGACCGTCACCGTCCATCGGCTGACAAACAACAGCGTCATCGATGGCCGTCATGTCGTCGCCCGCGAGATCTACATGCTGAGGTGGCGCGCGCAGGTCGACGACAAGCACGCGCAGACGTTCGTTCAGGACGGCATGGAATGGACGCCTATCCGCGAACAGGAGGACCTAGCTGTAGATGCTGAGGTGTTCAACATCGGCGTGGAAGAGGATGAGAGCTACCTCGCCGAGGGGATTGTTGTTCACAACTGCAAGCACTTCTCCAAGGCCAAGGGCGGTAAGCCGCGTAGCAAAAAAATCCGCAGCCTTGCGTGGGTCGTTGTGAAGTGGGCGCGCGCCGTCGCCCCTCGCGTGATCGTGCTGGAGAACGTCGAGGAGTTCATCACCTGGGGCCCGCTGGCGCGCGATGGTCAGCCGTGCCCGCAGCGGCGCGGCCAGACCTTCGAGCGCTGGGTGTCCCAACTGCGCGCATGCGGGTATCGCGTCGAATGGCGCGAGCTCCGCGCCTGCGACTACGGCGCGCCCACGATCCGCAAGCGGTTCTTTCTGATCGCCCGGCGCGATGGTTTGCCGATCCGCTGGCCGGCGCCGACGCACGCGAAGCCGGACAGCCCGGAGGTCCGCAAGGGCAAGCTGCAGCCATGGCGCACAGCTGCGGACTGCATCGACTGGTCGTTGCCATGTCACTCGATCTTCCTGACGCCCACCGAGGCGCGCGCCGTCGGCGTGAAGCGACCGCTGGCCGATGCCACCATGCGCCGTATAGCGAAGGGTGTGGACAGGTTCGTGCTGCAGGCCGCGCGCCCGTTCATCGTGCCGGTCACGCATACCGGCAGCGACCGCGTCAACGACGCCGACGAGCCACTGCGGACGGTCACGTGCGCGAACCGCGGCGAGCATGCGCTGGTGGCGCCGACGCTGGTAGATGTTGCCCACGGCGAGCAATCGCCCGGCGGCGTGCGCCGGTGGGGGAGCGGCGCGCACAACACTC